ACTTCACGCACAATCGCTGCCGCCGCGTCTGGGAAGGCGTCGGTCGGCATGATCTTGTCGGCCATCTGGCGCATACGTTCGATGATCAGCTCGTCGCGCAGTCCCGGCACCACCTTGGGGCCGCCGTTCTCGCCGACCCAATCCAGAAAGGCGCGGCTGTCGATATGCTGGCAGTGGCCGTGGTAGCAGCAGAAGGAACGGTCGAGCGGCTTATAGCGCGCTTCGATGTTGCCGTCGCTGTGCTCGGCATGGTTGGGGCAGACGATGCCGCACCAGCCTTCGTTGTTTGGACGGGACAGAACAAGGTTGTTGTCGGCCAGCCACTGAAGCACGGTGTCGCCGCCGGTGTCGCGGATGTTGATGCTCTTATAGTCGGCGGTGTTGGCTTCGGCTGGCGTCACGTCCAGCGCGTCACAAATCTCTTCCAGCGTGTATAGCCGGTCGGGATGGAACTCGACCAGCCGCGCCTCGAAGTTGTCGCGGCCCTGCTTCAGATTGACGCTGCCGGGGATGCGGCAGTTGCGCACCGGGTTGGTCGCGCCGGGGTCGGTATAGCCCGCGTCGGCGATGGCTTGGATGGCTGCTGCGAAGTCATGCCGGTTGGGCTGCTCGTCGAAGGCGTAGCCCCACTGGAACGAGCCTTCGCTTGTCTCCATAATCCACGTCGGCTCAATCGGCGGCGTCTTCGACTTGGTGCCGATGTCGTCCAGCATCATGAACAGGACGTATTCGGTGTTCTCGCGCTTGGCGCTTACCTTGCCGTCTTTGAAGCGGTCGATGATGAACGAGCCGGTGTTGACATACCACGCCTCGCCAGCCTTGATCTTGGCTTTGTCCGGCAGGAAGGCAGGGAAGGTCGCCTTCGGCGCTCCGTCGCCATGGTAGATGATCTGGCCGTCAACCAGCGTCGGCTTCTGCTTGAGCAGCAGCGCCGTCTCGCCTTCCACGTCGGCCAGCCCGGTTATAAACGCCAGAAATTGATCGCGTGCCTCACTCACCGCTTCTCTCCTATTTGCCATAGCGCGTCATGGTAGCGACTTCCGCGTTGAGCGGAAGCCCTGCTGCCCACGCTGGCGGGGTTGTCATGATATCGACCAGCGTAGCCGCTGTGTCGTCGGGGTTGGCTGTCTCCAGCACAATTTCGTCATGCACATGCAGCACCACGTCCAGCCCTTCCTCGTCCAGCCGCCGCAGGCTGTAGCGCAACAGATCGTTGGCCACGGCTTGCGTGATGTTCTCGCACGCCAGACCTTTCCAGAGGCGAGCGCGCGGCCATTCCTTTGCGTCGGCGGCAGGCTTCCACGACGCCTTGGCGTAGGTGACGTTGCCTTCGTCGTCGAAGCGGGCGAAAGGATAGCACAGGACGCGCTTGCTGGGCAGTATATACCACAGATTTTGCTTGTCGTAGAGGTAGGTCACGCGGCCCGCGCTGAACTCCCTGCCGGGGTTGCGCATGGCGGCCAGATAGGCCCGCTCCAGCGCACCCCAATAGACCGGCGCCCATGAATTCGCACGGCGCCAGCCGTCCACCATCTTGCGGCTCTCGCTCTCGGACAGGATGACGTTATAGATGCGGCCCATGGCCGCGAAGGCACCGACGCCACCGGCGAAGCCGCAAGCAAGCTCCTGCACCTTGCCGATCTGGCGCTGCTCCTTATCGACGTCATCGTAAGAGACGCGGAACGTCGCGGCGGCGTTGTGCTTATACACGTCCTCGCCGCGCTCGAAGATCGCCAGCTTGGCTACGCCGCTGTTGGTGTTCGACGCCCACGGCGTCACCCGCGCCTCAATCGCGGCCCAATCGGCGACAACCAGATGCTTGCCCGGCGCGGCCATGAGCGACGGGCGCAGCATACCCTTGAGCACGTCAGTGACGCGGCGGCCATGCTTGGGCACAATCGCGTGCCCGCGCACCATCGCCTCGCGGACTAGTGCAGGGTCGTCAGCACACTTTCGGGGAAAGTTGTGGACTTGCAGTCCAAATGATGAAGCACGGCCTGTAGCGCTGCCCCCTGAAAAAACGAACGCGCCTCTAACGCGAGCATCCTCTTCATCAGCAAGCGCTGCGGCGCGGTTGAATTTCGCGACGGACGATGCCCACAGATCGTCCGCGCACTGGATGACTTCAGCAACGTCCGGCGGCACTTCATCTGGCTGCTCCTCTGACAGCGCCAGCAGGTTGGCGCGCACATTCTTGTCGATAGACAGCTTGGCTTCGCCGTCCTTGTAGACGGTGGCCAGCGACAGCGCCAGCGGCCCGACGCGGTCGAGCACCCACTGGCGCATTCTGGGGCTGCGCACGGACGTGATCGCGCCGTCAGTGACCTCACGGACGGTCGCCTGTATCTCGTCGGCCTCAACCTCTGCGTAGCGCACGGCAGCGCGCGCCAGTTGCCGGTCGAGCAACACGCCACGGTCGTTGATGCGCTCGTTGACATGGTAGTCGCGCAGCTCTTGGTCGGATAGGTCGCGCTGCGCTTGGCTTATCGCACGCATGGCGCGCACGTCCTGCTCGCAGTAGGCGATCATCTCGGCCATCAGGTCTTCGTCGTCGCGGAAGGAGCCGTCGGCCTGCGGTATCGACAACAGCCGGATAAGCTGGCCGCCGCGATGGTCTTTGCGCATGCCAGCGCCAGCGAAGCGGCCCACGTCCTCTAGGCTACCCGGCGCGCAGTTGGCGCGGGCCTGTGCTGCGGTGCAGTAGAACTGCTCCAGCGCGTAGTCGATCTGGAGGACATACCAGAACACCAGCCGCTCGAAGGCCGCGTTGTGCGCCCTGATCTGGCCAGTGTGGTGACGCACGGCGTCGGGGAAGGGTTGGCCGGGACGCCACGTCTGCACGTCACCATCGCCGAAGGCGTAGGACATGCAGAGCACGTCGGTGCTGGCGTCCTGCGCGTAGTTGTAGACGCCGCGCTCGCGAAGGTCGCAGCGGCTGCGCGTCTCAAAGTCAATCCACAATATCATTGGTGCCTCACTCACCTGCTACTCGCCGGGGCGGCAAGGGGAAGTTGCCACCCCGGCTTTCGCACGCATTACACCGTCGAGAGGCGGCGGCGACGGCGCGGCGTTTCTTCCACAGGTTCTTCGTCGGCTCCACCAGCCGCCGCTTCATCTGCGGAACCGTCCATCGACTGCCACCCGACGATCTCGAAGACCGGGGTGTAGATGCGTCCATAGGACTTGTGCTGATAGTGGTCTTTCTTCAGCACAACCATGGGGACGGGCGTAGTCGGGTCTTTATCGACCTGCTCGGCGATGGCAATGGCAAGCGCCTGCACGGCCTTCTTGCCGCCGACGGACGTAGCCGCGAAGCGCGCCTGCATCCCTTCGTCTTCGCCGTTGGTGCAAGCCAGCGTCATGCCGACCTGCATCTCCCAGCCGCGCTTCGACGCCGCCGGAGCCGGTTCGAGTTCTGGCAGCGGTTCGGAGACGGGCGCCATCTTCTCGCCCAGCACTTCACCGTCGCCCCACGCGATAAAGCCGTGGACGAACGAGAACGGATTGACCGCCCACACGCTGTCGTCCTCGACTTCAGTCTGGTCAGCACCGAACACCCAATGGCCGGTCTTGTCCATCTTGAGGATGACCATGCCTTCGGAGCCGCCGACGCTGGCCGCGACAGTGCGGAGAGCCGACGAGAGAGACTGAACCGACGGCTGATTGGAGCCGCCAAACGCTGTGATATTCGACATCATAGTACCTTTCTTCTTACTGGATTTTAGCCATGGCTTTTGCGAGCGTCTGGCCGATTTGTACCACCGCCGGGCGCGGGTCGTCCGCTGGCGCGAGGGTGCTACCTGTGGAGACGGCGACAACGAGGTCTGCCGGCAATTCGATCTTGGCTTTCTTCAGCGCCTTTTCCGCCTTGGCGGGCGACAGCGCCTTCGGTTCTTCGTAGGCTTCGACGCCCTTGTCAGTCAGGAACGCGACCGCCTTGGTTTCGTCCACCCACTGCCGCGTCGCGCGCTTGTTGACCAGCTTCCAGCCGGGGATGGTCTTGCCTTCCTCAAGGATGCCGTGCGCCAACTGCTGAAGGTCTTTGAGGAAGTTCTCAATTACCGGCAACTGGTTCAGATAGTGCGCGATCTGCTCGACCGGCAGCAGCTCGATCTTCTCGCGCACCAGCCGGTCGACCGCGCCCGTCATGACCGGACAGACCGGCTTCGCCGCGCACCACTTGCAGTGGTCGCCAGCGGCCAACGGAGCGTCCGGCTTCAGCGCGGTCTTGACCGCAGCCACCAGCTCGCTCTCAAACGCCTTGACGCGCTCCAGCGTCGTCACCCAGCGCTTCACGCTGGGCGGCTGCACGATGATCAGTTCGAGTTCCTTAGCACCGTCGAACACCCACGCCGTCTCCGGCGTGCGGATAGCAGCCGCAGCGTAGAAGAGGAGCTGGGAATTCTCTTCGACTTCGACCGCGACGCCGTCGCCAAACTTCCAATCCAGCACAACAGCGCGGTCGCCAATGCGGCCCAGAAGGTCAGTAGAACCGAACACGTCAGGCAGAAGATCGCCAAAGCCCACCCTGCTTTCGACCGCATATTCCATTTCCCCCTTCGGGTCGATCTCGTCCAGCGCGGCCAGCGCGGGGCGCAGCTTGCGCTCGATCAACTCTTCGGTCAACGCGATGCCTTCGTGCGTGCGGCCCAGATAGTCCTCGGCCGCGCCCTTGCCGTCGAGAATGTCGGCGATGGTGTCGTGCAGGAGCGTGCCTTCATTGGCGTAGCTGCTGCCGGGCTGCGGCGGCATCTTGTCCACCAGCGCCACGCTGCCGGGGCAGGCGATGACGCGCTTGGCGGACGAACCGCCGACAATCCTACTGTGCTGCATACTGAACCTCACTTTACTGTCGTTGAGGCGCCACCATACACGTCAAAAAATGTTGTGCAAGTGCCTTGCCAAAAAAAGTTTGGCGCCGTAGACGGGCGGCATGACAGAGAAGGAGAACACCATGCGAGAGCCGACGAACTATGGTCTGAAGATCACTATCGAAGGGAAACAAGGGCACGGAAAAACTACGGCTGCGCGCGCCATCCGAACCCTGCTGGAAGGTATGGGGGCTTGGGCTACGGTGAAAGACGGGATTGAAATAACTTGGCCCGATAAAAGCCCTTCTCAGACGCCGCCGCGCAGCCCGGACTACCCTCTGGGAGACACCGGCATCGGAATTTTTACGAAATACCCCGAATGACCGAGAAAGAGATCGAAGCCTATTTCGTAAAGCGCGTCGGAGCGGCGGGCGGCAAGGCATACAAGTTCCGCAGCCCGGTGCTGCGCGGCGTCTCCGACCGCATCGCTTGCATGCCGAACGGCGAAGCGTGGTTCGTCGAGCTGAAGAAGCGCGGCGGCCGCCTGTCGGCGTTGCAGAAGATTTTCGCTGAAGAGATGGCGGCGACGGCGCAGCGCTACGCCGGCCTGTCGTCGAAGGAAGAGGTAGACGAATGGCTCTGGCGCTTCGCCTAAGACCCTATCAGGACGCCGGAGCGGACTTCCTGTACGAGCGTGACCGCGCCATGATCTTGGCGCCGGTTGGCGCCGGCAAGACCGCGATCACGCTGACGGCGATGCAGGCGATGCTGGATGATGGCCACGTCAAGCGCTGGCTGGTCGTCGCGCCCAAGCGCGTCTGCACGGACGTCTGGCCGGTCGAGGCACCGAAATGGTCTGGCATCACTCCAGCGCTTGCGGTTGGACCCCCCGCCCAACGCACCGCAGCCTTGCAGAGTGATGCCAGTGTGGTGGTCATTAACTACGACAATCTGGACAAGCTAGAGGATTTGTCGGGCTTCGACGGCATCGTGTTCGACGAGCTGACGCGGCTGAAGAACCCGTCGGGCAAGCGCTTCAAGGCGCTGGAGAAGCTGCTGGCGCATATCAAGGTGCGCTGGGGGCTGACCGGCTCGTTCACGTCGAACGGCCTTGAAGACGTGTTCGGCCAGTGCAAGATCGTCGATCAGACGCTGCTGGGCCGCGCCAAGGGCGCGTTCATGCAGCAGTACTTCATCTGCATCAACCGCGACTTCGGGCAGTGGGTGCCCGCGCATGGCGCGCTTGAGCAGGTGATGGCGCGCTTCCGGCCGGCAACCTTCGTGCTCGACCCGGGTGACTATAAGGACAAGCTGCCGCAGTGCCACGCCGTCGAGGTGCGCATGGAGCTGGACGACCGCGCGCCCTACGAGAAGATGAAGCGCGAGTATGTCGTCCGCTTCGGCGACGACCGCGTCATCGCCCAGAACGCCGCAGCGGTGACGACCAAGCTGCAACAGATGGCGTCCGGCTTCGTTTACCGGGGCGGCGCTGGGCACGCTGATCACTGGCACTTTCACCCGAAAGAGAGCGCTTCGGCGGCCAAAGGCTCCATCTGGTTCAGCACGCACAAGTTCGACCGGCTGGCCGAGCTGTTGGAGGAGAACCAGCGGGCCAACACCATCGTCGTCTACAACTATCAGGAAGAGCTGGCCGAGCTGAAGCGCCGGTTTCCGCACGCGCAGACGATTGATGACAGCAACGTCATTGAGCGCTGGAACCGTGGCGAGGTCGAGCTGCTGCTCATTCACCCCAAATCAGCCGGTCACGGCCTCAACCTTCAGCACGGCGGTTGCCACATGGTATTCATGTCGCTGCCGTGGTCGCTGGAGCTTTACGAACAAACCGTCGGGCGGCTGCACCGCAGCGGGCAGAAGCACGACGTTTGGGTCTACGTCATGTTGACGGACAAAACCATCGACGAACGGATATGGGCGGCGCTGCACGACAAGCGGGCCGTCTCGGACGTAGCGCTAGAGGAATTGAAGAATGGCGAAACTTAACTGGCACTCGCTGGCCACCACCATCCGGTCTTTGTCGGAAGAGCAGTTGAAGCAACTGCTCGACGAAGAGGTCAGCACGCACCGCCGCCCGGTCATGGCGCAGCGGTTGCACCAGCGCTACTCGGCAGTGCGCACGGCCCGCGAGCGGGCCGAGATCATGGAGAATGTGAAGAAATGAGCAAAAAATCTTGCGAGCATGGTATGTGGCCTGCGGGAGCCGTTTGCTCGATTTGTTGGGTTAACCGAGCAAAGGAAAACGACCCGGTCAACCATCCAGACCACTACACCGTCGGCGGTATCGAGACGATTGACTTCATCCAAGCCAAGCTGTCGCCGGAAGAGTTCGCCGGCTACTGCCGGGGCAACATGCTGAAATATATAGCCCGCGCCGGCCATAAGGACGACGCGGGCCAAGATATGCGCAAAGCGCTCTGGTACGGTGAGCGCTGGCTACGCGCGCGGGATGCCAGCGCGAAGAAACCCTAGCGCGGCGGCTGTGAAGCCTGCGTTGAGCGCTGTGATCAGGTCTACGTCGCCGACGAGGTAGCTGGCCGCAGCGCTCAGGACGCCCAGACCGGCCATGATGTAGGTGCGGTATCCCTTGAGCATGTCGTATCTCCTATGCTTCATTCCGGGAGACGGTGCCCCCGGACATGCGAGTGGGTTTGCCGAGAACCGGCTCCCCTTTCGGCCATCGTGAGGCGACAAGGCGAGATTTGCCCAGCTTCATCACGTTGACGGCGTTGCCTTGGTTTCCGCCAAGGACATGATAGTGGGCCGCGTCTTCGCCGACGTAGAAGCCGACGTGGCCGCCACCAGCGCGGTCAAAGACAAGGATTGCGCCCGGCGCCAGCCGGTCAGGGCGCAGCAGCGACCCGTAGTCTGACCACGCCTTCGCCCGCATATACAGCTTGGGGTAGGGCAGACCAGCCGCTTCCATCATGGCCGCGCAGAAGACGCCGCACCACGGCGTCTCGTCATTGCGCCACCATGCGCGCAGCTTCTCCAGCCACCCCAATATGGTCTTGTTGTGGGTCGGCCCGACGATCTCGCGCAGGCCGATATGGAGCTTGGCTTCTACAAGCCAGCGAGGGTCGGTCATACCGGCAGCAACTTTATCAAGATGCCAAGCAGCATCATGATAATGGTGCCGGCCACAGTCAGCCCGATACCTTCCAGACGCTTCAGCCGGGCGCAGATGCTCTCATACCGCAGCGCGCATACTTCTTCATGCGTCGCCAACCGCGCTTCAGTCTTAGATACGTCCATTACCGCTGAACCCTTGCTGGTGCATAG